GGTCGTTCATACGCTCGTTTTTTATTTAGCGTTGAGTTTGTCAACCAATTGTCAACCTAGGCTAGGATTCTGACAACCAGTGACAACCAAGTGAGCGAAATGGTCAGCGCTGCCACCTTTGCGAAGGTGACAGGAGTCAGTAGGCAAGCGGTTTATAAGGCGATCAAGGACGGGCGATTGGATGACGCTTTGGTTGACAACGGAGGGAAGAGAATGGCGATGAATTTGGACAAAGCGAGCAAGATATGGGCGGCGACGATGGCACCGCGTCAGTTGGACCCGGTAAGAGTTGCCGAAGTGATCAGCACGCCTGAAGAGGATGTGCCGGATTTTTATACAAGCCGCGCAAGGAAAGAGCATTACAACGCGGAGCTTGCGAGGATTAGCACAGAGCAGCAGCTGCAGGATTTGGTGCCAGCTGCACAAGTCAAGAAAGAGAGCTTTGCGATGGCGCGTGCTGTGCGAGAGGCGTTGTCAAATTTGGCTGATCGTTTGAGCAATGAATTGGCCGGAGAAACTGACCCGTCGAGAATCCATCAGCTCTTGACGCAGGAGCACCGGCAGTGTCTGATTGAGTTGTGCGATGCCTAGCCCATATCGGGATGGATTTTTAGAGGGCTTGCGACCTGAGCAGCAGCTGACAGTTTCTGAGTGGTCGGATAAGTATCGGAGGCTTAGCAGCAAGGCAAGTGCAGAACCTGGCCCATGGCGCACAGATCGAACGCCTTATTTGCGGGAGCCAATGGATTGCTTGTCAAGTAATAATCCTGTGCAACGTGTGGTGATGATGTTCAGCGCTCAGTCAGGGAAGACTGAGGCGGGCAGCAACTTTTTGGGATATGTCATTGATCACGCGCCGGGTCCGATGTTGTGCGTGCAGCCAACAATTGAAATGGCAAAACGCTTGTCAAAGCAAAGGTTGGAAAGCATGATCCAGGACACGCCGAGATTGGCTCAAAAGATTGCGCCAGCCAGATCGAGAGATAGCGGCAACACAATGTTTGCCAAGGAATTTCCTGGCGGAATCATGTTGCTGACGGGTGCAAATTCTGCGACTGGTTTGAGATCTGCGCCTTGTCGGTTTTTGTTTATGGATGAAATTGACGCGATGCAGGAGATCCAAGGGGAGGGCGATCCTGTGAGCTTGGCAGAAAGAAGAACAACAACATTTGCACGGCGTAAAATTCTGCTGACGTCAACACCAACAGTCAAAGATTTTAGCCGTATTGAAACTGAGTTTCTTAATTCAGACCAACGATATTATTATGTTCCCTGCCCGTCTTGTGGAAAGTTTCAGCATTTGCAATGGCAACGTTTGAAGTGGGACAAGGGAAAACCTGAGACTGCAAAATATGAATGTGAGCATTGCGGCGAGCGTTTTGAAGAGTATTACAAAACAAGATTTTTGCCTAAGGGTGAGTGGCGAAATCATGCGCCTTTCGACGGCAAAACGGCAGGCTTTCAGCTGAATGGCTTGTATAGTCCGCTTGGTTGGGCTAGTTGGAGCCAGCTAGCTGAGGATTTTTTACGGGCTAAGACTGACCCGGCAGCGTTGCGCACGTTTGTCAATACGAGGCTGGCGGAAACGTTTTCTGAGGATTATGCGGCACAGGTTAACGCTGATGGGTTGATGGCCAAGCGTTTGGAATACAAGCCAGGCACTTGCCCTGATGGTGTTGTGTTGTTGACCGCTGGTGTTGACGTGCAGGATGATCGGCTTGAGATTTCTGTTTGGGGTTGGGGCCAAGGTGAAACGGCCTGGTTGATTTGGCACCAAAAGTTGATGGGAGATCCAACTGCTGTTGATGTCTGGGCGCAGTTAGACCAAGTGCTCAAAACTGAATGGGACACAGACAGTGGGAAGCATTTAACGATTGCTCAGATGGCGATTGACTCCGGTGGTCACGCAACGCATGAAACTTATAATTATTGCCGCGACAGAATCCGGCAAGGTGTTGTGCCAATTAAGGGCAGCAGCAAGCGGAACAGCGCGGCGCTAGGCAAGGGCAGCAAGGTTGATGTCAATTGGCGCGGTCGCATTGTTAAAAAAGGCGTGATTTTATACTTGCTTGGCACTGACACAATCAAAACAACCTTGTTCGGTCGCATGCGTCATAAAGAAGGCTTAGGCAGTGTTAATTTTGGCCTAGCTGCAGATCATGAGTATTTTCAGCAACTTACAAGCGAGAAAATGCGCTTACGTTTTCATAGAGGCTTTCCAATTAGAGAATATGTCAAAAAAGCTTCTGCAAGAAATGAGGCGCTTGACTGTTTTGTTTACGCCTACGCCGCAATGCTGCTGTACTCAAGGCGAATGCCTAAGTTGACAATGTGGGAGAACTTGCGCGAAAAACTAGAGTCAGGGAGCGGTAAGGCGCTAAAATCGACAAAGAAGGCTATGCCTGCTAAGTCGTTTGTGAACAGCTGGTGACGTGAACATTCCAAAGCAGATCTATGCTGGCCAGACGATCAAATGGCGTGATGACGGGTTTACAGGGCCTTTAAACGAAAGCATCACGTCAGCTGATTGGACGCTGACTTATTACTTGCGTTTTAACCATACGCATGAAGCTCACACGGTTGCAGGCACTGCGTATGGAACTGGTTGGGAGTTTACGATTTCTGCAACTGATAGCGCTGGCTTTAATGCTGGCGACTGGTATATTTTTGCCGAGGCGACAAAGGGATCAGAAAAATTCCCGTTAGGTAGTGCAAGGGCTGAAGTTTTTGCAAGTTACGCTTACACAGGGCAGGCGGCAGCGTTTGACGGTCGGACGCAAGCAGAACAAGACCTTGAGGCGGTTACGACGGCAATTCGTCAAATCGTTTCAGACAAGGTCAAGTCATACACAATTGCTGGCCGGTCCTTTACAAAAATGGACTTACCGGACCTTGTCTTACGGGAGAGCCAGTTAAAAGCTATTGTTGCAAGAGAGCGAAAGGCTGCAATGATCGCAAATGGTTTGGGCGATCCACATTCGCTCTATGTGAGGTTCTGAAATGGGTGTTCGATCTGCATGGCGTGAGCTGTGGCGCTCAAATCCTGAGCCAATGCCAAAGCCTAAGGCGCGAATGTTTGGCGGCGCGCAAGCTAGCAGACTGACCAGTGATTGGGTCACTTCGGTTACTTCTGCTGATCAAGAAATCAAAGGCAGTCTAAAGCGTTTGCGTTCGCGTTCGCGTCAGCTTGTACGTGATAACGATTACGCCAAATCAACTGTGCGTGTGGTGCGCAATTCTGTTGTTGGCACTGGCGTCAGGCTGCAAGCACAGGTCAAAAGGCAACGCGGCGGCAAGCTTGATACAAAGTTGAACGAGCAAATTGAAAAAGCCTGGTCAGTCTGGGGTCGTAAAGACAGTTGCAACACAGCCGGGCAACTTTGTTTTGCAGATATTGAGAAACTCGCCGTTTCCTCAATGTGCGAATCTGGTGAAACATTTGTGCGTATTGTTCGCCAAAAGTTTGGACGGAGCAAGGTTGATTTTGCGCTGGAAGTGCTTGAGGCTGATCAGCTAGATGAGGATTATCAAAGCCCTGCCCGCACGCCTGGTTCAGTGTGGCGGATGGGAATTGAAATTGACAAGTTTGGACGTGCTCTTAATTATGCGTTTCTAACTCGTCATCCTGGGGATACAGCTTTTCCAACTCAGGCGAAAGAACGTCGCCATATTATTGTCCCTGCAAAAGATGTTATTCATTTATTTGACCGTGCATCTGGAAGGCCAGGGCAAACACGTGGGGTGCCATGGCTAGCCAGTGCAATGCAGCGGATGCATCACCTTGATGGGTGGGAGCAAGCGAGCGTTGTTAGAGCTAGGGCCAGTTCTGCATTGATGGGATTTATTACGTCACCAGAGGGCGAGTTGGACCCTGGCGGGGAAGTGTATGACGATCAGCGCGTTACAGGGTTTGAGCCTGGCAAGTTTGCATACCTGCAGCCAGGGGAGCAAGTGTCAATCCCTGATATGGATTCTCCGACTGGGGAATATGAGCCATTTCTTAGAGCACAACTCAGGGCGCTGGCTTCTGGCGTTGGCTGCAGCTATGAAACGATCAGTAACGATTATTCACAAAGTAATTACAGCTCGTCTCGGCTGGCCTTGCTGCAAGATCGCGACAACTGGCGTTCAATTCAGCAGTTGATGCGTGAGCAGTTCTATCAACCAATTTTTGAGGCTTGGCTAGAGATGGCGGTGCTTAGTGGCGCCTTAAATCTGCCTACTTACGAAACCGAGCCAGAACGTTATGAGGCGGTTCGCTGGGTTTTCCGTGGATATTCCTACGTGGACCCACAAAAAGAAATCAACGCTCAAAAGGATGCAGTGCGCAGCGGCTTTAAAACTCTTGCTGATTGTGTCGCTGAAAATGGCGGTGATTTAGATGAGTTGCTTGTCGCCCGCCAAGCAGAGTTGGCCAAGCTTGACCAGATGAACATTATCACTGACACTGATCCGTCAGCGGTCAATGGCTCTGGCGCTAGCCAATACAAGCCACTTAATACGGTTGACGCATTTGGAGACACTCCAGCGCCATCAGGCGATGATGCGGAAAACGTGGGAGATGAAGAAAGTGGCAACTATTAACGGCACAGAGATCGATTTAATGCCTACCAAGGGCATGAAAGTTGAGGCTGAGCGATATCGCGAATGGAAGTCTGAGGGTGAATCGGGCGGCACAGAAGTGGCGGCCCGGCGTGCAACTCAGATTTTGAGCGGAAATGAATTGTCTGCAGACGTTGTGATTGCGATGGCTGCTTGGTTTGCTCGTCATGAAGTTGATAAGCAAGGCGAAGGTTTTTCGCCTGGGGAAGATGGCTATCCGTCAAACGGGCGCGTGGCGTGGGCGGCTTGGGGCGGAGATGCTGGCCAAGTGTGGTCAACGGGGAAGGCAGATAGAATCAAAGATATTCGTGACTTACCAATGTCTGAAGATCTTGCAAAGAGGGCAGAACCAGATGAGTTGAGCGTTGGCGATTTTGTTCAATGGAACAGTTCAGGCGGCACTGCGAAAGGCAGGATTGATCAGATTGAGCGCGATGGTTCAATCAATGTTCCTGATTCTGATTTTACTGTCAACGGTGATGAGGATGATCCAGCTGCGCTGATTACGGTTTATCGCGAAACCGATGAAGGCAATGAGCCAACTGATGTGCAGGTCGGTCATCGCTTTTCAACGCTGACCAAGATTGCTGCCTTGCGGTCTGCTGTTTCATTGCTTAAGAGAGCTGGGGAAACTCAGTTTGAAGAGCAAGAGGATCGAGTCATGGAGTTTAGTTTTAGCTCTGAGTATCCGGTAGAGCGCTCATTTGGCTCTGAAGTGCTGAGCCATGACAAAGGCGCTGCTGATTTGAGCAGATTGAACGACGGCGCACCGCTTTTGTTTAACCACGATATGGATCGTCCAATTGGCGTTGTTGAGCGCGCCTATCTTGACGATGACAAAAAGAAAGGAGTGAGCCGCGTTCGCTTTAGTCGCAATTCTTTTGCGCAAGAGGTTTTAGCGGACGTTAAGGATGGAATTATGCGCAACATCTCTTTTGGTTATCGAATTAAAGAGTTAGAAGAGCGTGGCGATGAATTTGTTGCAACTTCCTGGGAGCCTTACGAAATCAGCGTCGTAAGTGTCCCCGCCGACCCAAACATTGGCGTGGGGAGATCCTTGCTTGCAGACACTACAATGGAAAAAGAAACAGCCCCTGAGGTTGATTCTGCGGCTCGCGTCGCACCACTTGTTCAATCAGATTCAGCGAATCAAATGTCTACAGCACCCGACATCAGCGTGGTGCGCGAAGAGGCTTCTAAAAAAGCTGCCTCTTCTGAGCGTACCCGCATCAAAAACATTCAAGAGCTCTGCGGCAAGCATGAAATGCGCGACCTTGCTGAGCAATTGATTGACAACGGCAGCAGCATTGACGTTGCTCGTGCCGCTGTTCTCGAAAAGATTGGCGCTAAGCCTGTTGAGACTGTTGCGCCTGTCGATCTTGGTCAACAGACCCAAGAGCGTTACCAGATCATGGATGGCGTACGCGCCTTGATTACTGGTGATTGGTCCTCTCATGGCGCTGGCCTTTGCCGTGAGTTGAGCCAAGAGGTCATTCGTACTTCTGGCCTGAGCGCAACAGGAGAGCGCAGCTTCTTTGTTCCGTTCTCTGCTCTGTCACAACGGGCGACATACGTTACGTCTGGCGCAACAACTGGCGGCAACATTGTTGCGACCGATTTGCTCGCTGATGACTTCATTGAAGCGCTGCGGAATGCTTCCCCGGTTGTTGGTTTGGGCGTTCGCACCCTGACTGGCCTGGTTGGTGACGTGGCGATTCCTCGTCGCTCTGGGGTCTCTAGCACCTATTACTTGTCTTCTGAGACAACGGCCATCACTCAGTCTGAATCGACTTTCGATCAGATCACGATGAGCCCCAAAAACCTTGCGGCTCTGTCTAAGTACAGCCGTCAGACTCTGTTGCAGGCTACCCCTGGCATTGAAGAGCTGGTGCGTCGTGACCTGACTGATGGTCTCAACACTGCTGTTGATGCTGCAATCCTCAACGGGTCTGGTTCTTCTGGTCAGCCCACTGGCATCCGCAACACCAGCGGCATCGGTTCTGTCGCGATGGGTACTAACGGCGGCGCGTTGACCCTTGAGAAAGTGGTTGACCTTGAGACTGCCATCACTGAGGACAATGCTTTCGGGCCAAACATGGCCTACGTCACCAACGGCAAAGTTGTTGGCGGATTGAAGAAACTCCGCGCAGGTGGCTCAGCTGCTGGCGATGGTGTTTTCCTCTACAACTCAGATCTTGCCGCAATTGGTCGTGGCCCAACGCCTTTGACTCTCAACGGTTATCCGTTGGCAGTGACCAATGCTGTGCCGTCTAACTTGACAAAGGGCACTAGCTCTAGCGTTTGTTCTGCTTTGGTTGCTGGTGACTTCAGCCAAGCAATGATTGGTTTCTATGGCAACGGCCTGGAGATCACCGTTGGCACTGATTCCGATGACTTCAGCAAAGCGCTGACTTCGGTACGCGGCATCGTCTCGTTCGACGTTGCAGTAAGGCAGGCTTCTGCCTTTGCTTCTATCGAAGACATCACCACCGCTTGATAACGGGGAGGGGCTGGCAACAGCCCCTTTTTTTCTTATGAAAATCACTTGCATCAAGGCAGTTATGGCCAGCGGCCAAGCTCTTGAGGTTGGTCAAAGTTATGACTTGACCAATGCAGACGGAGACCTTTTAATCCGCATGGGCAAGGCTGTGAGAGCCTCTGAAGAGGCACCAAAGCCAAAAGCAAAACGCAAACCTAAAGCCAATGGCGCTAGCTGATTTTTTAACAGATGATCTTGCGATCTCTTTAAATGATCCGTTTGCTGTTTCTGCAACTGCAGGAAGCACAACGGCTAATGTCATTTTGGATCAGCCTGGCGAGGTCTTGGCCAATGGAATGGTCTTAACCACTGATTACACAGCCACCGCAAAAGCTGCAGACTTTGGCGCGCTTCTAAGAGGCGACTCTATAACGGTTGATTCAGTGGCCTACACAGTGCGGGAGGTTAGGCCAATTGATGACGGCTTGTTAGTTGAAATTTCATTGCAGAAAACATGACGACAAAACGCGAATCCATTCTGGCTGACATTGCATCAAGCTTGGCTGGGACTGTTCAAGTTGGTTCGCGTATTTATAGGAGCCGCGTTGAGGCTATTGCTAGGGCAGAAAGTCCTGCTCTTGTGATCGAGCCAATCAGCGACAACGCTGAGCAAAACACAAGTTTGCCAACACTTGATTGGAGCTTGACAGTTAGGGTCTCAGTCATTGTCAGATCAGCGGTGCCAGATCAAGCGGCTGATCCAATCGTTGCGGATCTGCATTCAAAGCTGGTTGCTGATTTAACTCTTGGCGGTTATGCGATTGATGTCCAGCCACAGGCAGTCAATTTTGAGATTGTCGAAGCTGACCAACCCGCTGGCGTTATCTCTTGCACTTACCTTGTGCGCTACCGAACATCAGTGTCAGACTTGAGTAATTGAAGACAGCGCTACCATGGAAAACGAACACCAAGGTCAAGGCGGTTCCTACCTACTTGATCCAAAAACTGGCCAAGCAAAGCTCATCGAGCAAACAAAGCCAGCCACCACCCCTGCATCCTTGCCTGAGGAATTGACCAATGAGCCTGAAGACTCGCAAGCGCCTGTTAAGGGCAAAAATTGAATCAAGCTATGGAACCGATCCGACGCCTGCTGGCACGGATGCAGTGCTGGTTCGCAGCCTGGAAGTCACTCCGCTCCAATCTGATGTTGTAGAGCGGGAGCTCATCCGTCCTTATTTTGGCAACTATGAACAGTTGCTTGCCAATCAGCACGTTGAGATCACTTTTGAGGTTGAGCTGGCTGGGTCTGGTACGGCAGGCACTGCGCCTAAATGGGGGCCAATCTTCCGCGCTTGCGGGATGGGTGAAACTATTGTTGCTTCAACTTCTGTCACTTATGCGCCTGTCAGCAGCAGCTTAGAAAGCTGCACAATTTACTTTGACAATGATGGGATCTTGCACAAGATCACTGGTTGTCGCGGCACTTACACAATGACGTGTGAGGTCAATCAGATTCCTGTGATTAGTTTCACAATGATGGGAATTTATAACGCGCCGACAGACACCGCTTTGCCAACTGCCACTTACGCAAATCAGGCAGACCCGTTATTGTTCCGCACAGGCAACACAAGTAGCTTTTCAATTTTCAGCTACAGCGGCATTTTGCAGTCAATCAGTCTTGATGTTGCAAATGAAACTATCTACCGCGAATTGATCGGCGGAACCAAAGAAGTCTTGATCACTGACCGCAAGCCTGCGGGTGAGGTTGTTGTTGAGGCTGTAAGCCTTGCAACTCATGATTTCTTCACTGATTCAACAGGTACAGCAACCGGCACTTTGTCATTTACGCATGGCACAGTCGCTGGCAATATAGTTGCATTCAGCTCACCGCAAACCGACCTAGGCGCTCCGGCTTATTCGGATCAGGATGGCATCCAGATGATCACCCTGCCTTATACGTCAACGCCATCGTCGGGCAACGATGAATTGAGCTTTGCTTTCACCTGATTTTTATGGCTTTTGTCCTCAAGCAATCGGACTCATACAGCTGGCCCGTCACTCTTGTCATTCCTGTCGATGGTGGCCGACGTGAAAAGCACACGTTCGACGCTGAATTTAAACGTCTCCCCCAAACGCGAATAAATGAAATCATCAAGCAAGCGCGTGCTATGGAGCGGGGGCGATTTTCTGAGGATGAGATGCTTGAGGATCAAACGGCCTGTGCGGAAATTTTGATTGGCTGGTCTAATGTTGTTGACAGTAAAGGGGAAGAGATCCCGTTTAGTGTTAAAGCGTTAGATCAGCTTTTAGAGCTTCCCACTATCGCTGGGCAAATTGTCAGGGCATGGTTTGAAAGTCTTGAGGTTGCGAAGAAAAAAAACTGATTGGCGCTGTTGATCATTGGTTCAAAGGTGAAAGCAGCGCAAATGACGAGCTAAGGCGTGATGCCGAACGGCTCAACATTGACTTGCCGGGTCATTTATTTGAGTCAAGCAACTTTGAGGTATGGCCAGAGAATGTTGAGGCTTTGTCAATGTTTATGCGTTGCCAGACCCAATGGAGGTCTGGCCCCAACGGCATGATTGGCCTTGATTACGGTGTGGTGTTGCAGCTTTGCCCCCTTTATGATGTAGAAGATCAAAAGGCTGTTCTCGAAGATTTGCAGATCATGGAAGGCCACGCACTTCAGTTGATCGCAGAAGCCGCTGAGAAACAGCAAAAAGCAGCACAACGCAAGGGGAAGCGCTGACTCATGGCCATGAACCTTGAAACGGTCTTAAAAATCAAAGCGCAAGTTGATGGCACTCAGTCTTTAAGGGGATTTTCAAAAGCTCTCGACGACGCAGGAAAAGCGGCAGAAGGTGCAGGGCAAGGATTTAAAAAAGTTTTAAATGCGCCGCTATTTAGAGCCGCTGCAGTTGCGGCAGCAGCTCTTGGCACGGCGTTGGCTGTAAGCACTAGCAAAGCCATTGATTTTGAATCGGCAATGGCTGATGTCAAAAAAGTCGTTGATGGGCTTGACACTCCAGAGTCGCTAGCAGATATCAGGCAAGAGATTATTGATTTGTCTAGCTCAATGCCTATAGCCGCAGACGGCTTTGCAGCAATTTACGAAGCTGCTGGGCAGTCAGGCGTTGCCAGAGATGAGTTAAAAGGATTTGCAGAATCTGTCGCTAAGGTTGCCATTGCCTTTGACATGACGGCTGATGAGGCAGGCACAGCAATGGCAAAAATTCAAACCTCGCTGGGGTTAGATCTAGATGAACTAAATAATTTGACAGATGCAATGAATCATTTGTCAAACAATAGTGCTAGCACGGCAGATGAGCTGGTTAAGTTTACTTTGAAAGGTGGGCAAGCTGGGCAAATGGCTGGCTTGACTGCTGAGCAAACTGCGGCGTTTGGTTCGGCAATGATTGCCGCTGGCGCTCAAGTTGATGTTGCAGCAACCAGTTTTAGAAACATGATCACAACTCTCGCTTCCGGCGAGGCGATGACTGATCCACAAATCCAAGCTTTGGTTGATTTGGGATATGAAATTGATGACGCAGTCCTTAAAGAGCAAGAGTTTACAGACGCAGTTAGACAACAGAGCGCTGATCGAATTGACGCGGCACGCAATGAAACCGACGAATTAGCCAAGGAATTGTCTCGGAGGTATCGCGATCAGATGCGGTCGATTCAGGACAATTTTGAGGATGAGTCAGACGCCTTTACAGAGCAAGTTCAAGATAAAGCAGAGGCGCAGATTCAAGCATTAAGGAGTCAAGAGCGCAGAGAAATTGAAGCGGCCAACGCTAGAGCAAAAGGAAGTCAAGGTGCTGCAAGGGCCGAGCTGGATAAAATCCGTGAATTTTACGCTCAAAAAATTGACTCAATACGCGACAATGCAAGAGACGAGTTAAAAGTATTTCGCAGGGCTAGCCGGGATCGGTTGACTGACATCCGAGACGACATGAATGACAGGAAAGAGGTAGAGCTTGACGCACTTGAATCTAACTTTGACGAGATTCAAGCTAGAGAAAAGAAGCTAATGCAAGAAAGGGTAGATCAAATTAAGTTGCAAGCAAAGGAAGGCGCAGTTGCTGCGGCAAAAGCTTTGTCTGAAGGCTTGCAGCAAGACGCGGTTGGCACAATTACAGACGTTTTTGACAGGATTAATCAGCTGCCAAGAGCCGAACAACTAACAGTTCTTCAGGAATTGTTTGGCAAAGAAGCTAGGGCTATCCTTCCGTTAGTAAACAACTCGGAATTGCTGGAAAAGTCTTTGGGGTTAGTTGGTGATCAAGCAGATTACGCAGGTTCAACGCTTCAGGAATATTTAACACGAACAGAAACAACCGCAAACAAAATTCAACTAGCAAAAAACAACATTGACAATCTTGCTATTACGTTTGGGGAAAACTTCGCCCCGGCATTATCAGCTTTGGCTGATGCGTTGTCCCCAGTAATCCAGGCGTTTACTTGGCTAATCAACAATGTCCCCGGTCTCGGGCCAGCACTTGCCTTACTAACTGGCGCATTTGTTGGGCTTGTTGTCGTCTTGCCTGCTCTTGGAGCGTTGCAGGGCATCGTTGTGGCGCTGGGAGGGATGGGCACAATTTTGGCAACCATTGGCGGCTACCTTGGGGCAGTTGTCCCCGTCCTAGGAAGTATTGTTGCATTTATTGGGCCGCAAGGCTTAATTGCTTTGGGCGTGATTGCTGTTGGCGCGTTGTTATATACGTTTAGAGATCAGATTGGTGAAGTTTTTAATGGAATTTCAGAAACATTAACGACTCTTGCCGCTGGCCTTTATGACATTTTTGTGCAACCGTTTATTGATGGTTTTAATGTAGTTATTACGTGGTTAGCTGATTCCTGGGCCGGCATTACTGATCTTTTGTCAGAACCTTTCCAGTCTTTTGTTGAGTGGCTGCAGGAAAACTTTATTGAGCCTATTATCGACTTTCTAGGCGGCGCGGTGGAAACTCTTGCTGGCGCATGGGAGGCCCTTAGCGAGGCGCTGACCGCTCCATTTGATAGCGCTTTGGAGTTTATTGATTCAAGCTTTGTTCAGCCAATCTCAACAACCATCTCAAATGCTGTTGATAACTTAAGAGAGTTTTGGGGGAACCTTACTGAAGCACTACAGAATCCATTTAAAAATGCGCTTGACTTTGTAAACAAAAAATTTATTGAGCCGATGCAAAGCGTTATTGAGGATGCCATCTCCTTTGTTGTTGATAATTGGACGGCGATCCAAGAGGGTTTAACCGCGCCGTTTACAGCAGCAGCGGAAATCATTAAAGGGGTTTTAAACTCTGTAATTGAATCAGTTGAAACAACAATTAATTCAGTCATTAGAGCAGTAAACAGTCTTATCCGAGGGGTGAATAACATTGCTAGCTCAGTTGGCCTGCCTTCTATCCCTACAATTGGCCTTGTGGAACTTCCGCGTTTTGCAGATGGTGGTGTTGTTGACGGCCCGACAATGGCAATTGTTGGGGAAGGCGGCGAGCCTGAATATATTATTCCCGCAAGCAAGGCTGATGGCTTTGCAGCTAATTGGATGTCAGGCATTCGCGGCCCTGCTGCTATTCCTAGATTCGCTGATGGCGGGATGGTGGCACCATCAAACGCTAACGTAAGCATTCAGACAGGCCCAGTGACGCAGATGAACGGGAACAACTACGTCACCACTCAAGACATGACTGCTGCTGTGCAGGCTGGAGTAAAGCAAACGCTTGACCTGATTCGCAGGGATGGCAACACTAGAGCGAGCCTAGGTATTGCGTGATGGCTAATTTTGACATCATGTGCTTTCTTGAGTATTACGCCGATCGCAGCAGTTTGGTTGATGGCAGCGGCAACCGTACTCCAACCAGGCAATGGCAAAACTTTTTTCAAGCGCCGCAAACTTTAAGCGTTGATTCACAGGCAACGGGCAAGTATGGGTATTTACCGTTTGAAATTAGTGGGTTTGGCTCTACTGAGGCAAAGCAAATCAACGACTTAACTGTAAACGTTGCGGCCTATGGCGATATCGTTGATGTAAGTGAACAAGCAATAGGGTCTGAAAATTTTGTTTTGGCAAGCCTTTATATTCAGACTCCTGGCCTTGATTCGTTTGATGCCAGCAGTGCTCAGTTAATTGCTCGCTATGCCGGAAGCATTGAAGGCGTAGCTTCTAACGATTCGGCCATTGACTGGACTATAAACCCGGCCATCAGTAAGATTGACGCACAGGTTCCCAGCAAAAAAATCACTTCGGGAATGACTCAACCCCCTGCCTTTACTGGTTATGCCTAGCAGTTCTCAACTGGTTGCAAAGTGTTCAATTGAATCCGTTGATGGCTTGACCGTTGATGATGTCAAGGTTTACCGGGAATCAAACGGCTGCAGATATATTGGGTCTGATGGCAGCTCTTACAAAATGGCGAAAATTTTAAGGGCTTCAATCTTTGTTGAAGCACAGTTTCTTACTGCAGACTATTTCAACAACTGCCCTGAAGGTTAATCATGGTTAATTATCCCTATATTTTCCCGCGAGGTCTTGCTGGGATGCAGCCCAAAGCGCCGGTTGCGGCTCGTCAGACGGCAAAAGACACAAACACTAAAAACAGCAAAAAGCCCTCACCTGAGATTGGCAGAGCGCAATCAAGCGCGACTGGCGGCGATACGCTTCCAATTGTCTTTGGCAAAAAAGTTGCAACGTGCGGAAATGGCGGCGTTTGGGTGCAGCCGCAAGTTATCAAAAAATCTACTTGGGAAGGGAAAACTCAGTATTTGATGGCGGTCTCTCAAGGAAATCTGGCGTCAATTCCCACGCCGTCTTTAACTTTCCATGGGGGCAGCCGATTAGCAAGCGATCAAGGCACCAAGTCAGTCACTAAATACTATAAAACAAACGCGGAATTAACTACAGATAAATTAGATTGTCCGATTGGGGGCGATGCTTTTGATTGCAGGGCAGACGTCAGAACTGTTGTGCTTTCAGTTGCCAGAGGCAGTGCGCGAAGTTTTAAAGAACTGCCAATTCCCATCGGATATTATTATCAGCTGGTTCAATCTACTCACGGGTCGGGCGATATAACAAACACAGCCATTGAGATGCCTGGGACTGGGTTAGTTGTTATTGATGATGACAGTGGTACTGACATCACAACTGAGTGGTGGGCTGCAAGGCCAGCGGAGCCAGCAACAACAACTTTTTACCGTAATGTCGCAGGCACTTTGGATGGGGTAAGCACGCCCTGTTTCCCGGCTGGCCATGTTACTAGCGTTTTCCCTTCTACGCCTTTTGGCCCCTGGACTGGAAATTCTGACGTGAGCGGATACCCAGGAAACAGGACATTTATTTACACTAATGTTTCCATTAATAACCAATATGATTCAACAGTTTCCGCAACAAATGGGACATTAGATTTTGTCAGGGCAGAGTGGAAGCTTACAAAAATTGCAGATCCAAGCAACCCACCAGCGACAGACCCTGTTACAGACGAGCCGACAGACTACACAGCGTTTGCTGATACAACGTTTTTAGAAGTTGAAGGCGACTTAGAGCAGTACGAGCCGTCAATCACGGGCGACGTTAAGGCGACGGGGAATCAGATTTCAATGTTTATTGAGCAAGGGATTAAAGTTAGTTTATGGAGTGAAGGGACGCCAGGCGTCACGGGGGCATCAAACAAATTTGTTGATCTAATGATGTTCTTTTTTGAGCTATTAAAAAGACAAGATCCAGCGTCAACGACAACGCTAGGTCAAGCCGTCGAAACTTCAAACTTGCAGTCGTTGGCAACATTTGAAAACAACTATAAGTTGTGGTTTAACGGTGTTATTGAACAACAGGTCAATGCAATTGATTACGTCTCAACCACTGCTCAGTTTTTTTTAATGCAATTCATTTCTAGAAATGGAGTGTATGGTTTGAGACCGCTTTTGCCATTAAACGGCAGCAATCAAATCGATGTAACCGCTTTAACTCCTGCAGCCACCTTTACGGATGCCAACATTTTGCAGGGTAGTTTTGCTAAACAGTTTATTGACAATAATGAGCGGCGAGACGTCAACGCAACTGTTGCATGGAATTACACGACATGCGATGAATTGAGCAATGAGAACTCAACGATTGTTCGGTATGCAACGACTGCAATCGATGCACCTTTGATGCAATTTGATATGACTGATTTTTGCACAACGATTGATCATGCAATTTTATACGCTAAGTATTTTTTAGCCAAGCGTCGTCATTCAACGCATTCAATTGGTTTTCAAGTTCCTCTTTTGACGTCTGAGCTGATCCCAACGCAGATTATCAAAGTTGTTCGACAACGTGTGACGAGTAGGGGCGACAACAGAACCGAAACCGAATGGTATCAAGTCACAGATGTGAAGCATTCAACTGATGGCATCAGCACGATTCAAGCGGCTCATTTCCCTGTGAATGGCAGCAGTATTTCCAAAATCAGCGATGATGTGCTTAATGGATCGTTTACTGTGGCTTAATGGCTGATTTCCCAACGCTGGAGCCAATGACCCGAGCCTTGGTCCTTGGCGATTATCCGCAATTGGTCTATACGGGATCAAGCGGCGGTGAGGTCCGGTTTAAGCAAGGCAGCGATCGCGTTTCGCAATTTTTGAGCCTTGGCTACGAGTTTTTAACTGAAGCTCAGGCAAAGTTGATTCTTGATCATTATGAGACACAGCAAGGTAGTTTGATTGCTTTTGATCTGCCGTCAATTATTTGGTCTGGTTACACAACGCCGCCAGTAAGCTCAACAGACTACCAGTGGAAGTATCGCTCGGGCTTTCAAGTTGGTAACGCTGGCCCGTTGAGTTACAACATCATGGTTGAGTTGGAAACAATGCCAATCTGATCATGACTTTTCCTAGCTTGGTTCCATCGGTCAGGAGTTTCACGCCTGGCAGCATTCCGCAAACAAATCAAACGAGTTTGACTGGAGTGGTGACGGGTTTTCGCCGTGGCAATCGCAGAACACAGCAAACACTGTCATTAAGTTTTGCGAGCTTAAACGAAACTCAGGTCAACTTAATTAAGTCGCATTATATCGATCGGCAAGGGTCGTTTGATACTTTTTATCTCTCAAGCGAAGTTTGGAGCGGTTACGCAACGCCGCCAATTCCATTGCTGAGTGATTATGCTTGGCGATATAGCACCCCGCCGTCAATTTCTGATGGTGTTGTTGGTCGCTGGGGCGTGGATGTTGAGCTGGTGAGTTATGCAATCGATATAGGGGATTTATTGTTTGATGCTGGGACTGCTAGCGCAACTCCTGCAAGAACTTACACTTTGAATGCAGGCAGCGCATCCGCGACACCCGCTAGGGCTTACATCATCAACCCAATTTCAGCAGCATGACAATCGAGCTAACCGCACTTCAGCAGCAGCGTCGTGACACTGCTGCAAATTGGACTAGCGCCAACCCTACTTTGCTTAATGGGGAAATTGGCTATGAAACAGACACGGGCAAATTCAAGATTGGCAATGGTTCAACGGCGTGGACAGGTTTGGCGTATTTGCCAATTCCTGACAGCAATGGATTGATTCCAATCAATCAGCTGCTGTTACCGCTTGGCAGTGCCTCAGCTCCGGCGCTCACGTTTACAGGCGATGCAAATACTGGTGTTTATTCACCGGGCGCTGATCAGGTTGCGGTTGCAACTGGCGGCGCGCAAAGACTTTTGGTTGATGCGTCTGGCAATACAACAATTCAAGGGGATCTAACTGTTAATGGCACAACAACAACAATTGACAGTCAAACACTAATTGTTGAGGATAAAAACATTGAGATGGGAGTTGTCACGACTCCTACGGACACGACTGCTGATGGCGGTGGAATCACGCTGAAGGGTGCATCTGATAAGACGATTAATTGGGTGCAGAGCACTGGTTGTTGGACGTTTAATCAACCGACGAACTTTAATAACCACGTTCGCATTAATAGCAGTGGAA